GACTAGCCCCTGTATCAGGATTGGTGATGAAGAATATATGTTTGTTCTTCTCTTGGATGAAGTGGTTACCTATAAGTACAAAACCAGAAGGGAACGTAACACAAAGTTCGTTCCCTGGCTCATTCTGATAGTTTACAGAATTAGCATCATAGTTTTCAACAGCAGCATTTAATGCATACGTCAATTTCCCCTTCGCAATTTGGTTAGGGGTTTGGTCCATGTTAAGACCTGTAGTAGCATTGTTATACTCCTGTCTAATATTACCTTGTTCCTGTTCAGCCATTAGTATTAATTATTGCGTCTCCAACCATATCTACTGGTACGGTTGGGGAGTTCATACATGTTAAATCTGTTCAAGTCATTCTTAATCCTACGTTGCTTAGTCCAAGGATCTTGCTTCTTAATCTCAATGTCAGCCATGATGAACGCTTCTTCAGACTGTTGTTTGTAGTTCATCATCTTCCTTTCTAGCTGATTGTATGTCTCATCATTCACCTGGTTGGTTAGAGTTTCTATCACTTTATACTTAATGAAAGCTTCAATATACTCCCTGATACGATAGTTGTCAGGAATCAATTGATTGCCACCAGGGTCATATGCTGTAGAATAGAAAAGCAGATGCACTACACCGTTACGGAAGTTAGTGACAAACTTATTATCTCTGATGTCAAATGAGTCATACCAAGAGGAACCAGGAGTGAACTCATTAATGGGAGGTGCTTGTGCATAGAACTCCCAGTTGTTGGTATAGTCTACACCACAGTTACCTTGTGCGGATATATTACCAGGTTTTAGTAGGTATTCTCTACGATAGCTAACTGCTGTTTGATTATTAGTCTTGTACACTGTCTGAACTAGTTCAGGCATACAAGAGCCATCGCATCCTACATTACCACAACAAGGACTAGGGATGGGACAATCTGTGGTGATAGGACTCACCTGAATTGTTGTAGCTGTAGCAGCTTGTGAGTAAAATGAGTTAGCCTGTTGATAAGGAAAACCATTTACAGCTGTACACATCCAAGCCTCTCTTACAGCAAAGAAGTTGTCTGGGAGTCTAGCTTGATAGTCGTTAATGTATAGGATTTCCTGAGAAATCACATAAGTGGTTCTGCCCAACTTCCTTAGACACTTGTCCAGATAGGTGGGGAACATCAAATCATCAACTGCCCCTGTATCAAAATAGCTTTTGAATTCCTCCTTAACTGTAGCGTATACAGGCTCAGGGCTGATGAAATTATATTTGTAATAGTATGACATCTATTTTACTTTTTCCATTCGTGGTAGAGATGCTGATATTTGTCATCAGCGTTTAGGTAATGTGAAAGAAGTCTAGACGTGTTTCTGGAAGGTTTGAAGTACCACAACGGTGATTGTCTGAATCTAGCTGTTGACTTAAACCATACCCATCCAAAGAAGAAGCCCTCTGTGTGAAAGTTAAAGTTGTAAATGCGTTTACCTTTCTCCTTTGTCTTTTTCCAGTCGATAGGAAGGTTGACAAACTCTTTTCCATGGATGTCTTTTACCTTCTTACGCTTTTTCTTGTTTATAGCAAACTCACCAAAACCAAAAGGTAGTTTTGCTTTCTCTCCTGTCTCAAGAATGTATTCTTTAAACGCATCGTTAAAAGAGTAAACGATGTTTCTCCATTGATCAAAGGTGAGCTTTATGGACGGGTGTTTCTTACAGAAACTGCTGTAGTTTTCTTTGCTGGCGCTTCTCCAGTCTATCTTTACTCTCATATCTTATCTCAAGTTTGGAGCGTTAGGTGCTTGACCATCAACTCCATCACTTGTGATGTCTGTCTTCAATTGGAAATACGTAGAGAGAAGCTTCTGAGAAGTGAGCTCCAACACCTGCTTTTCTAAATAGCCAGGAACTGGAGATTCTTTGTCTAATGGATTTACACACAGTTGTTCTGGTGTGTAACTAGGAGTTCCACATCCACACTCTGGATACATTATCTCGTTTGGAACATCTTCCTCAAAAAGAGCAACAAGTCTGATTGCTTTCAAGAGTGGATTGTTCACATATAGATATCCGTTAGAAATCCAATAGTATTCTTCCTTCTTGATTATAGGAAGCTTGAGCAAGTTCACGTATCGGTTGATGGTTATTTCCTTAAGTTTCTTTCCTTGACCACTCATGGCGTTAATTGAATACACACCCTGAATGACATATTGATAATTACCCTCTGTGATCCTAGGCAGCTTGAATCTTGTTCTAGCCACTGTGCAAGGATCAGCATAATCACAACACTCAGAAATAGGAACTTCCACCGTCTCTAAACAAGGGATGGTGGTAAAAACTGTATCGGTTGCCCATAACTTCCTCAGATTAGTCTCACGTTTAATCAAGAGGAAGGCATTGTTCCTAATTTCAGACATGACAGCCCTATCCGTGATCAAGTTGTCTGTAGACAGCAACTTGTGCATGGAGCGCACATCTGAAACTAGCTTCCTAAAAGTTGACATTATAAATACTGTTTGAATATGTTTGTTATCCCGTCTTGAAGATCTATCAAGAACCCTGTCACCTCACCTTTGGTTACGGTGTATCCATTCTTATCATCCCAAGAACTCTTGGCTGTAGAGAATGCAGGTAGTTGATAAAACTTAATACCATTGAAATCAAGACTCATTTCATGGTGTTTGTCACCTGTAAATATGTAAAAGTTGTCATGCTCTGACCATTCAGTTTTAAACTCCATAGGGAACAAGCTAGCAAGCTTTGCAGGTTTTAGAGCATCTCCGTGGTTAAACATTAATGCTGATGTACCATAGCTCACATACTTTCTATACCTTGGAGAAATATCAAAGAACACACGGTCTTCGTTTCTGAAATAGGTTTGTAACCAACTGGCTAAATGCCATCCTACATATTCATCATGATTACCAGCTACAAATACAACATCTACATCTCCTCCTTTCTGAAGGAGCAGGTTTATCACACTCACCTCATGATCACATATTGCATGAAAAGAATCGTGATATGAAAGAATATTTTGTTGTGGTGTACCCTTTGTAGTTGTGTTAGTAAACTCACTGTTGAACTCATCAGAACCAATGATATACTTGATGTCTGTGAGATTGTTAGATACAGAAGCTTGATTTAGGATTATTTCCACCCTCTGGATGAAATCACCAAAGCGTTGATCTATATCATTCTCTCCTCCTATGTCTAGCTTATTTAAATGGGAATCCTGTTTGTTGATGATTAGGCAAGCATCTTTCTTACCTCTTTCATACTTAGGAGCTACTATATCTGGAGATGTTGGTTGATAGCCCTTTAGAAAAGAGATGAAGCTATCTTGAAACACTTGCTCATTTTTCTTCTTACCCAACCAGGCTTTCACTTGGTAGTAAGGTTTGTCGCTATTACCCCAGTAGTTCTGTACGTATTTAGTTATTTCCCACTTCTCTGTGTCAATTTTACACTTGTCAATTAACTCATCTAGAGTTTTGATTTCCTCTTCGCTATTGAAGACCACCTCACCTGTTCCTTTCTGAACGTCTTCAAAAAACCTTATCACTTGATCTTCAAGTTCTCCAATGTAGTTTGCAACTTCCGCATCTTCCTGTGCTTCTTGTGACCCTCGAAGCTCCTTGATCAAATCATCCACCTCACTTTCTGTAATGTTGAGTTTGTCTGCATAGAACTTTTTGCTCTTTTTCCAATGAAGCATTTGCTCCAGTTGTTGCAGAAGAGATTGATTTTCAGGCATTTACAACTTTTTTGAATTAAAATTGCCCTAAAGATACGAAGGTTTTTTGATATTTTCCAAATTATTTTAACCTTTCTGGTTATCCATTCTAACCAACTTAGTTATAAATAAAAAAACTCCCCAGGGTAGAAACCCCAGGGAGAAACTCTGAAAACCAACAAACAGAGTTTTTTTATTAGTTTACCCTACTGTTGTAGTAGTGGTGGTTGTAGGACATGCTCCAAGATTAGCTGATGACACACCTGGTATAGGAGGCACCACTAATGTTCCTGTACAAGCACATACGTAGATAACGCTAGGACCTGCTACAGAAGTGTTTACAAGAACACCACCGCACTGATAGTAGGAGATATTAACAGGTGACACAGTTGAATTGGTCACAGAATAAAACGTACAAGAAGGACAAGCTATTGTTGTAGTGGTTGTAGTTGTAGAGCTTGTAGAAGTTGATGTTGTTGTTGTTGTTGGACAGCAATTACCTAAAGCCACCTGAAGATTATAGATCTGCTGTTTAAGACTACAGATCTGAGTGTCAATCTTTTGGAAAGCCACAGTTGCTGTGTCATACGTTGCGATCAATGTACAAGATAAATTAGGTCCGCTGTATGCAACATTGTTAGTTGGCGTAAGGGGCGTACTACAAGGATCACATCCGCAGGTTACAACTGGAATCGTTGTACAGCATGGATTTTGTGGAAGGTATATCATTTTATATAAAGAGTTTAACTATTAAGGAATATACATAATGTAGTAGCATCCCAGACCAGGCTGGTAGTTAGCATGGGCTAATCCGCCTCCTGTAGAACCAACACTGACTGCCACAGAAACTCCTGTGAACGCTGTGTTAGTACTGGTAGACGAACTTTTTACGCCATTCATATCCATAAGGTCACCATACGTACCAGGCTCATTCTGATCAGCTTCTCCATGAGCATATGCAATTGTATGCAAGTGTCCAGGATCAGTTACAGTGGCTGTAGCTAGGTGAGAGTGAGCAGGAATCTCTGTAGGTGAAAGAGTTACATTGTTAGAACCAGCAGTTCCCAACAGAGCATAGCTAGGATTACCAGCTATACCAGGATCCACTGCAGGGTTGAAAGGTCCTCCACCCATACCTGTTGTAGCACCAACTGGTACACGTCCTCTTTTATCAGGAGTGCCATTGTTACCATTACAGAGGTATATTTTTTCCCAATCACCAAGTCCAGCACCTGAAGCATCAAACTTACCTGTCAAAGAACCATAGTATTCTACAACAGCATAAGGAACCATGCGGTTATAGAACTTAGTGCTAGTTCCTACACTAGCTGAATAGGCAGCAATGATAGAGTTGATTTCAGAAAGCTTAACATAGTTTGTATCTACATCAAGAGCAAGAGCATCAAGCTCAACCTCTAAGCCACAAAGCTTTGTAATTACAGCTTGCAGGATTGCATGTGTTCCAGAGGAACCAGTTACACCTGTGAGACATCCTATACTGTAAGATGCTTCCAAAGCAGCAAGGTCATCCTCAATAGCAGTGACACGTGTATCGAGTTCACATACAGCTCTGATGATTGCACTAACAACATTTGGAAGGCTAAGGTCTTCACATGATACAAGATTCTTACTTACAATCTCGCAAATAATTTGAGGGTTGATGGGTAGGATTATTCCACTTCCATCGAGAGTGGATGTGAGAAAGGTGATCAATGCTTGCTCAACATACGAAAGAGAGTCTCCTGTCTTGATTCCCAAAATAGGAACATCTACACCCGTATATCTTACACATTGATCAGATGTTGTTTCTACACAACCGTTATAGCAATTTGAACAAATGTTGGACATTTATTTATATTTTAAAAGTTTTACTCTACTCGCAATCATGTTCACCGTGAATGGAGCAGCATAATCGGGGTTACAATACTTATATGTAAGTATTCTTCTGTAGTTTATAAGAGCCAGCATTGCCCCTCCAGGTACAGGCTGGTTCAACATAAACACAACGTTGTTGTATAAGTTGTTTGCAAGAGAAGCTAGTTTACAATCTATATCAGCAATCAATGCTGGAATACTAGCGCATTCTGGACAACTTGTAAGCCTGGGTGATAACATTTCCTATAAGTTTTCTTCCTTGTTTTATAGCACCATTACATGCTGCACAAAGACCGTTAATCAATTGACATCCACATCCAACCTTAGCTCCACAGTTTTTACACATAGCCATATTAGTAGAAGTTTATTATGTAGTTGGTTCCAGAGCAACCACAATTGTTTTTTATAAAGTTATTCAGCATCATATCTGCTTGATTATAAAGTTTGGTTGCTTCAAGATCAGCACAGTTGTTTGCGGCAGCAATAGCTCCTTGCATAAAGAAGTTAATAGAGTTGAGATCCACAAATGCTTGTGTTTTGATAGCTCTATCACACTCCATCATATCAAGCTTCATAAATGCTCCATCAAACTTCTCTTGTAGCTGCTCAACACGCATGATAGACTTCTCTACGAAGTTTATGTATGCAGGAGCTACAGAATATCTTAAACGATAAACCCCATCAGGCAGAGGTTGATCTACACCTACGGGGCTTATTCCTAAGTTTGATGTTGTGAATATGTTAAAGTCGTTAACGCTGAATGGTTTTATAAATGTTCCAAATCCAGGAACCGTAATTTCAATTGTAGCTCCAGAAACAACAGGAGGATTAGTTGGATAAACGGAAGCATCAGCAACCCCAAGTGTTTGCACATTGTATGTTGGAATTACTAATATGTCTAGTTTTAAATCTGCCATGTTGCTTTAAATAAATAAGCCAGAGGATTGAGTAGTATCCTCTCACCTCTGGCTTAGGTTAT